ACAGTTACCATATGGTAACTGTATATATTATTATAAAACCCGAAATGCTAATGGGAGACAAACTTGGATCTCGTCCTAATTAGTATTTCCAACCAATTAAACACGAAAACCAAGACTCTTTAATTAATAATAATTAGGTGGTTGGCTTGGGTCCACCTAAAATTGTAAGTATATTTTTTCTTTTAATTCTATTTTATTATTTTTAGTTTAAGTATTTTATTATTTTAGTTAGGATGAATATGAGGAGCTATTCGATAGATTAAGCTTCACATTTATTTTATTTAAATCTATCACCAATTATCTCTTGAAAAAGAAGGACAAAGAGAAGAAATTATACCGACAAGAGTCCGTATGAACTACTCTTTATTTAAAAATGTAATTTATTATTTAATTTATTTATTTATATATTTTGTATTGTATAAAAAGGAATTTTGTTTATTTTAATTTGTTTACGATTAAGATTTTTTATTTGACTCTATGCTAAAGGACCGCGTAAGCGAGATTATGGTTTTTGGTCGCATTTTTTATACCAATTAAAATATTGCAGGCTATGTTCGGAAATCCGTCGCAATTGTGCCGCGGAACTGGACATTACTTTTAAATATGTCTTTGAAATCACAAATACAATCACAATTAAACTTAAAAAATAAATTTAACATCTTAGACGATGAAGCTGAAATTAATATATATCAAAAACATGATAAACATCGTCACAAACCTCTACCAGCGAAACAAAATAATGAGGATTATATAGCTTTAAAAGAAACTCGTCGTAAATTGAGAGAAGCGAACAAATTAGGGAATGAAAAGAATTTTGAAGATTTACGTGCCAAAGCTATAGAAGCTCAGAATCTCATGGATGCTCAATTCGCCGCTAGTAGAGCTGAAAAATTAGCTCTTCGAAAAACACCTGAAGAGAAAGAACACAATCGTCAACAATATATTAAAAGAACAAATGAGCGTAAATATGAATTGAGAGGTCACTCAACACCTCTAGATGTAGATAATGATCTGAAATTAAATGATAGATTAAGATTATATGGACGACATCATAGATGTATACATAATAAAAAATATGATATTCTCATCAAATCGGTTGACAGATATATTCCTAAATGTACTCATTTTGAATCAAGAATTCATAAAGTAGAAAGATCTAGCAAACATCAATGTATGGTATGTGGAAATAATGAGTTTACAAAATTTGAGAATAAATGTGGTTGCAGACCGCTATCCTGCAACAGATGTATGTTCAATAATTATATTTATCGTAATGTAAGAACACCCGACGGAGAACAAGTGGGAGACGTTTATCAATTGTATGATGCACATATGGGAGGAATAGAGAGATTACACTTTACCATTCAAGAACCGGACAAAATAATTACTGATCCTAACGACGTATTGAAAGAACATTTAATTAAAGGAGCATTAGTGGACATATGGTTTAACAACATTTCAGTTGATATAGTACCTTATACACCAAAAATATCAAAAGATAAATTTTTAGATGGATTGAAAACGGAAACTTTTGGAGTAGAAGGTGTGATTGGATATACAAGTTATGCGGAGAAATTGAAAGGGATCAAGAATGTACCATCAGTAGAACAAGGAGGAATGATTACAACTATGTCTGGAGCAGCCAAAGGAGCAGCTGAATTTACAAGTTCGTCTTTGAAGGAAGCATTAACTAAGATAAGTGATTTCTTGAGTAATATGAAACGAAGAATAGTAGCGCAGAGTGTGACAGGATATTGCAAAGAAAAGGCAACGGAATTTATGGAAATCTTGTCATATTATGTGGGAATATTTATGGATCATGTTCACTTTGATGTAATTATTCATCTTATTAATACCGTTCATCAGGCAATGCAGAAAAAATTAACAGCAGGAACAATATCATTTATGCTGCTAATTAATGCATTGACGAAAGCAGAACAAATATCAATTGAGCGATTAACGGGACGAACATTTAGAACAACGAAAGAAATGATTGAGAAAGCTGGTTGTTTTAAAACCATATTAACCAGATTAATGAAAAATAAGGCGTGGAAATTGAGATGTGTATTAACAGTTAATGGAAATGGAGAAAAATTGCAATTAAGTACTCAAGGATTGAAGGAATTAAGAAATCAAAGTTTCTTATCTTATTTCATATCAGTAGAAGATCGAGAAGAAGGATTTAATTTTGAATATGTTTTGGATACTATAAAGTCAAAGGCAGGAGCAGTATTTAGTTATGAAACAGTGAAAACATTACTAAGATTTTGCAAAGAATTGATGCCTTTGTTTGCTACCATCAATATGGCATCCAATATATGTCCAAAAATTACAGCCTTAATATCGAAATATGTGTTTGGAAGTATGACGAATGAAGCTTGGTTAGAAGATCAAATGTATACAGAAGGTTCTCCAATTCATGGATTGATGACTACTTATCTAGCTTATCAATCAGTAACTGTAGCTCGAAAGAAAATAGCATTGACTGATGAAGAAATAAATGAATTAAGAACAACATTTTACAAATATAAAGTTGAAGCTCAATCTTTTGTGATGAGTGAAAAGAGATGGTGTTCAAGATTTGCTCAATTTGTACATCATTTGGAACAAGGAATGTCAACACCACCACAACCAGCTGAACGAAAACAAGAACCAACTTTATTAGTTTTGTATGGACCTCCAGGATCAGGTAAATCAACAATTTGGCCATATATAGCTTCCCATATATTAGGAATGACTCCAAGCGAAGTAAGATCTACAACTTATACCTGGAATAGTGCTTCAGAATATCAAACAGGTATGTCAGGGAAGAAAGTAATACTATATGATGATTTTGGTCAAAACAGAGAAGATAATTTAGAAACTTTGAGTTTGATTCATTTATGTACAAGTGCTCCATATCCTATTAACTCGGCTAATATAACTGGTGCTGAGATCAAGGGATTGTTTGCAACACCCGATTTAATAGTAGTTTGTACAAATGATATTAATTTAGCAACAGATAAGGTATTTTCAAAAGAAGCTGTTATAAGAAGAATTGATTTAGGAGTTATGGTAGAGAAAAGATTAGATTTGACACAACCAAAGACAAGCCAACCTATATTTACTATTGTTAATTCAAATCGTTATGCACAATTAGTAGATAAGAAAGTTGATTTGGCTCAATTAACAACAATTTTGGATATGACTCATGTAATTAAAAGACAAGAATACACGAAAGTAAAAGAACAATTGGTATCTCATATGGAAAGAGCGTCATTAGAAGCACTAGAGTCATTGAAAGAATCAACACCTCAACCAATGGCTGATTTTATAGCGACTTTAGGGAACATGAAAGAGGATTATAAGCGATATCTAGAAGTGAAAGAACAAGAAAGGGAAGAAAGAGAAGAAGAAGCTTCTTCTTCCGAATCTGAATCTGAATTTGAGGATGCATCAGCTGATATTCCAAGAACCAGTAAATCAAGATATCAACAATTGAAAGAATGGGCATGGCCGAAGAAGGAAGGAAATTCGAAGAAAATAGATTTAAGAGAGCTAGAGAAAGTGAAAGTGCAAAGATCAGATGAGGAATCAGGTTATTCTCTATCAAGTATTATGTATTTAGCGTCAAGAGCGATTCAAGCCACAGCAGGATTTACAACTGAAATTAGTTTTCCAGTTTTTATAGTAGCAGGTTTATCATCGTTTGCTTACGATTCTTGGTTATTTTTCCAAAATACATCGGTCGTAAGTATGAAAAGAGCTTTTTATAGTGGATTGAAATTGGTAGTTAGCGTTGCTTGTACAACTTTTGCAGCGTATATGGTTTATACATATTACAATGATGGACAATCATCAGATGAATCAGGAACCACTCGAACAGCAAAAGCCCAATCAAAGCCATTGGAAGTTAATTCAAGACCAGAAGGAGGTGACATGTTTGAAAATGTATCTAATTTATTCAAGAGAGCATCAGGAACTTTAATAGGATCTAACGGAAGAATAATTAATTGTTTAGCGATAGGAGGACAATGGCTTTTAATACCTCAACATTATTTTTATGATCTAGAAAGCAATGATCATTTAATTAAAGAAGGAGTAAGTTTCGTGCTCAAAATGGCTATGTTTCCAACACCGTTTAAGTTTAAATTTGAGCGAAAAAGAATTAGACACATAATGAATGAATCCATTTTCTTTGATGGAAGAGAAGTAAGATCTGATGTTTTGTTATACAATATGGATATACGTTTGTTTCCCGCAATGAAGAATTTGATAAAACACTTTTGGAATGGAGAATATGATACTACAGGAATGCCAGTAGCTAAAGTAGATTATATAGCGTCATATACTATTGGATCTGACAACTTTGATTTTGTAGATAATGTAGAATTCGACAATAATACGACTTTTGAGATATCACATGGAAATGTGTTATCAGATAGAGTCTGCACGTATAGAGATAAAGGTAAAGATCATTATTGTCATTTAGTGGCTACAGCGTCATACAAACCCAGAGTGAGATCGTGTGGTTCGGTAGTGTTAAGAACGAATTGTCAAGAAAAACCAGTTTTAGGAATACACGTAGCAGCGACTCCATCTGATGTTGCTATGTTTCATTTTGTTACATGTTCTGAATTGATGAGGGCTACCAAAGAAGCGTTAATTGATGTTGAAGAGAGCGGATTAGTTGATGCAACAATAATTGATAAAGATTCTGAATTTCCATCTTATCATCAATTTATGCACATCGGAAATATAACAGATAAGAAGTATCAAGTCTATCAACCAACAAAAACAGATTTACAGCCATCTTTATTATATGAAGCTTTGGGACCACATAAAACAGAGCCATCTCTATTATCTCAAGCTGATCCTCGATTTCCCGAAGAAAAGAAGAAAGATTTTTATAGAACAATGTTTGAAGGCTATAGAGCCGTATCAACGTTTAAATGGGAAGAATTAGAGGAAGCAACTTTGTCCATCATAGAGGATAATAGAAAATCATATAGGAAGACGAATGTAAGACCGCGTTTGTTGAATAAGGATGAGATGTTGAATGGAACTTATGAATGGCCATCACTAGGGCGAACACCTATGGATACATCATGCGGATGGCCTTATAGTACGCGTCTACTAAAAAAGAAGGATTTAATATCGATTAACACGAACGGAGATTTAGAATACAAGGAAAGATTAATTAACGATGTAGAACATGCGGAAAAATTAATAAAAGTAGGTATAAAACCATTCTTACCGTTTACCGCAACGTTAAAAGACGAACGTTTACCATTAGAGAAGATTTATGAGAAACCAAAATCAAGAATATTTATGGCTGGAAATGTAGTAAAATATTTGATAGGAAGAAAGTATTTTGGTCATTTTATGGAAATGTGTTATCGAGAGAAGAACGGATATGCAGCATATATTGATAGAGTATCATTAGATTGGCATGACTTCATATCGTGGTTAACAGAAGTAGGAAGAGAAGGTTTTGATGGAGATTATAAGTTTTATGATCGTATGATTACTAGAATTTTGCTTTATTGTAATTTTCTAATAAGTATCGATGGTTTAATTTATTTTGATATATTGTCAACAACTAGTTTGGAATACTATGCATTAATGGAATTGTGGTGTGCCCCTAATATTATTTTTGGAAGAAAAGTGTATGTAGCGAACGGAATTTTATGCTCAGGAGATTTATTAACATATTTAGGTAATTGTAATATCAATGAAGTCATGCATCGTGCTGGATATTTGAGCATTATGAGAAAAGTAGATCCACGATTAGGCACTATACCACAATACAGAGCGAAGACCAGAGGAAAGAGAGGAGGAGATGACACCGTACAAATGGTCGCTGATTCGATAAAAGAATATTTTAATGGATTAACGTTTGGAAAGTGGCTAGCAGAACACAACGTCACTTATACGACAGCGACAAAAACAGGGGACTTAATAGATTATAAATATTTTAAAGAACTATCATTTTTAAAAAATACAACTGGTGTAATGCATGGTTACTACGTCCCCCTAGGAGATATTGACTCATTAATAGAATCGTGTTATTGGGTAAGATTGAACAAGAACAATGCAGACATTTTGAAAGCTACTGAAGATAACACCAATGCATCTCTTAGAGGAATTTATTTTTATGGTAAAGAAAAATTTAATGAAATTAGAGATCAGTTTATGAAAAAAGAACCAAGACTAAGTCTCTTGACATATGCTGAATTAAATGCGATTTGGGATAATTATGGTTACTTCCCAGGGAGTCATTCTGATTACTCTACCAAAAAAGATCAAGAATTGGATTTGACACTGAATCCCGAAAATAAATTTTATACTTATGGGTTAAGATCGAATTCAAAATTAGAGAATATGAGTTTTACAGTATTAGAATCAACAGAACAAACAGGACAAGATCTCGCAACGGCAAATATTGTGGATACCCATCCACAAGTAGGATTGGACGAAAGAATAGGAGTAACAATTGAACAAGAGACACCGGCAAGTACCTTAAACAACACTGATGGATCTCAATCTAACAGTAATGGTGCTTTTATTGACTCGAAAGAACAGGTCATTAAGAAGTCGGTTAAAGTAGGAAAAATACCTATAACATCAGCAGATTTTAGAGCGCAAGGACATGTAAATGATAAAAATTGGACCTTATCAAAATTAGCTTCAAAATTTACATCTTTAGGTCAATATACATGGAGTATTTCGCAAACACCAGGGACAGTAATTAAATTTTGGAATTTACCTAATGATATTTTAGTAACGCCAGCTTTAAGAACGCCATTTGATGTAACAGCTTATGAAAGATTTAAAAGTATTAGGTTTAAAATAACAACATCAGCATCACCATTCTATGCAGGAAGATTGATATGTGGATTTTATCCTTTCTTTCAGGAAACTAGTGGAATGATAAATAATTCACAATTATTATTGACACAATTAGGAGGAGTGGTAATTAATCCAGTAGAGAATCAAACTTATGAAATTCCAATTCCGTATCGTCATTATTTAGATTGGCTTGAGTATCCTCATGATTGTTTAGGTCAATTTGCAGTAGTAGTATTAAATCAACTACAGACTGGTCCGGATAATGTTAATAATGTGGTAATCAGTGTCTTCGTGACCATCGAAGAAGCACAATTTAAGGTACCAGAGTTTGTATCTTCTCAGACAAAATCAATGAAAGTATTAGCAAGTAAACCACAAGGTGATGATGAAGATACAGCTATAACAATATCAAAGCATATTAGCAATATTAATGAAGATTGGCAAGACAATTTTACAATGTTATGTGCGGGTACCGGAATATACCAAGAACCGAAGATCAAACATTTTCCAGATCATCCTCATGATTTAGTACAATTATTAAAGAGAGATAGACCTTTCGCTCCAGTGTACCAAAAATTACCACCTTTTAATGCTAATGAATTGATGCCAGGAATAGCACAGATGGTTATATCGTATAATGATATCGTGGAAGAGTTAGGAGGACGATATCTCGTGATGTTCGAACTATGGAGAGGAAGTATAGTGATAAGAGGCGATATATTTGGAGATAATACTGCAGCCAATACGGATAATAACTGGTTAGGTAAGATGTATTTTGTAAATGATGTGGCTAATGTACCATCAGTAGCTAATGGCGGGATGTTTAAACAACAACTTGCGCAAGGATTAAATTATGGTTATCATAAATTTGATAACGAACATCCCCCAAGCTGCACTTTACCATATTGGGCACCAAATTTTGTCGCAAGAAATAGAGGAGAACCAATAGTTTATGAGACCCCAATATCAGCGTTAGTCATTGAATTTTACAATTATTCAGTTAAGGAAACAACAGTGACGGGAGTATTAGAAGGACGATTAGATGATGATTTTGCCATGGGATGTTTTACTGGAATGCCGCCCCTAGAAAGAAGAAAAGCTTTTAAAACACCAAAAACTCAAATGCAAGGAAATGGGTGGGCTCTATTAAATATGTTTTCAAGTGAAGAATCAGGAATTTTAAATGCAGTAGGAAATGTAGTGAATGGCGTAACAGATTTCGTAGATATAGCTGCCAATAACCTAAGACCAGTGATGGAGGTATCAGATCTAATTGGCTCGATGCTAGATGCACCAGCAATTAGTTTACAACCAACACCAATGATGCCAAGAAAATGGAATTATGGAGCTGCTAATAATATGTTGCAATATGCGGAAAAATTAGGTAATACTAATCACAATGGAGCTAGTTATTCTGATTCGAGTGCTTTTGGATCGGATAGATTGGAAACGGATATGTATCACATAATGCAAAATGTTAAGACCTTAATTAGCACCATAAATTGGTCAACGTCAGATCAAGCAGGTAAACTATTAGTATGGTGGCCTGTAGGACCAACTAGAGAATCAAATATGAACAAAGTCGCTAGTCCCATAGAGTATTTTGCCCGAGACTTCAACTATTGGGCAGGATCTCTTGTTTATGCAATCGACGTAGTGGCTTCTCAAATGCACACAGGAAGACTCATGTTATCTTATCATCCAAATTTGACTTCAGCACAAATACCAGGATTTACTATGGACATGGCTACTCAACAATATTTTGTATCGTTTGATTTAGATAAAGGAAAAGGATGTGTAGTAGCTTCAACACCGTATCTATATAAATCCCCATTTCGTGCAGTAGTACCACTCGCTGGAGATCTTCCAACATCATTTGACGTTAACCAATGCTATGGTGGTATCGTTGCTTTATGGGTTATGAATCCATTGAGAGCATCAACAACTGTTTCTCAGAAAGTAGATATCAACATATATAAAGTAGCAGGAAAAGATTTTAGACTCGAAGGTTATGGGTCAGCTTTGAATGCATCGTTTAGATAAATACCAAAACAAATTTTGAAACAATTCATCAGTAAATTGTGTTTCAATCTTATTATTTAAATTTACTGAAAATTTTTTATTTTATTATTATTTTTCTTTTATTTTATTTTATTATATATTTTAAATAATCATTTACTTTATTCGATTAATAATAAATTATTGTATTATTTACGTAGGAGCTGCTGCCTGAATGTGCGCCGTAAGTCGATAACGTGCCTATTGTGAATGACATAATAATCCACAACTTTTATTTCACTAATCAATTAAAACTAAATCAAATGAACTTTTTTCCGATATTTTTTTAACTTTTTATGCTTGATGATTGCCGATAAGTTACTGTAATGCCTGTATAGAGGTCACACCTAGATATTTGCATTAACGTAATCCATTATTTTCTTCACCAACCAATAATGTAGTTTCATTTTTTATTTTCATTTGTAGAAAGACTCTGCAGGTACAGCTTGTATGATATGCTTAATTGCTATCTGTCATACTTTCCCAGGCCTGGGTGTTTTATTTCATTTTTTAATTATTTAAAAAAAAAAAAAAAAAAAAAAATGCGAT